ATTAAATTAATTAAAATGCGTAACGATTTAAAGCTTACTCAAGAGGCTTTAGCGGTAGCTCTTTATAGGATAGAACAATTAGAAAAAAAAGTTTTTCCTAAAGAAAAAGAAAAAAAATAGTATTAGTTAATAAAATGTTTACTATATTAGCGTATAACTTTAAAACAAATAATTATGTATCGAACGTATTACGAAATGATGACTAACGCGGAACTCTTAGAGGACGCAACTAACGAGAGCCTTTTAGATTACTATAGAAAGGAATGTAAGGCGGTTTTATTATCTAGACTAGAATCTGAAAAAGAAATTATAGAGCTATGATAACCTTACTAAATAACGAATCATACGGTAGAGACGAGATCCTAGCTATGATGTACGACGACGAATTTTATTACGGCCACTTAGGAAAAAACGCTTTAAGTAGTAGTTCCTTAAAAACTTTACTTAAATCTCCTAAGACTTATAGAAACGTAATTAAATACGGTTCGGGAGATAGTCCCGCTCTTAGGTTAGGGAAGTTACTTCATTGGATGGTATTAGAGCCGCATAAGATAGATAAGCTTAATATAGTAGAAGCTAGTTCTAAGAATACTAAAATATATAAAGAGGCTTACGAAAAGGATAACGAAGTATTCCTAAGAAAAGAAATAAGTGATAGCGAAAGATTAGCGGACGCTTTACTAAGAAACGAGGAAGTATTAAGATTATTAAGTAAATCAGAGTTCGAAGTTCCCGAGATAGCGATGATAGATGGATTACCATTTAGAGCTAAGGCCGATATACTAAAGGACGATATGATAATAGATATCAAATCAACGGCCGATTTATCTACCTTTCGTTTTTCCGCTAATAAATACGGATATGATTTACAAGCTTATCTTTATCTTAAGATATTCGGAAAGAAGAAATGTAAGTTTATAGTTATAGATAAAGCTTCTACGGACGTAGGTATATTCGAAACTAGCGATGAGTTTATAGAATCGGGAAAGGCTAAATTTATACAAGCCGTATCGATATATAAATACTTCTTTAGAGAAGATAACGATATAGACCAATACGTTTTAAGAGGAATATTATGAGTAAGTTTAGCTTCGATACCGTTAAGGATTTCGATAAGCATATAGATAAAAGTATACCTTCTTACTCTACTCTTTTAAATATAATAGAAAATATATCTTCTTATTTTATAAGAGATTATTATAACGTATACGATCTAGGATGCTCTACGGGAACTCTTATTAAGAGACTTTACGCTAAAGATAATACTAAGGCTAATTTTATAGGCTACGATATATCTAATAATCTTTTACCCGAGATAGAGGACGATAGAATCTATTTTTATAATAGAGATATTACTAAAGACGTTAATCTAAATAGAGCTTCTTTAATATTTTCTATATTTACTTTACAGTTTATAGATTATTATAAAAGAGAGAGAATACTTAAAAACGTATACGACTCTTTAATTAAAGGAGGAGCTTTTATAGTTACGGAAAAGATATTTTTAGAGGACGCGAGACTACAGGATATATTTACTTTTTCTTTATACGACTATAAAATAAATTCTTTTACGGCTTTAGAGATATTAGATAAGCAGAGAGACTTAAGGAAGATTATGTTTCCTATTAGCGAGAAAGAAAACTTAGAATTATTTAGAAAAGTAGGATTTAAAACTATAGAGCCTTTTTTTCAATCTCTAAATTTTAAAGGATGGATTCTTTTAAAGTAGAATATAAACCTTTACTACTAGAAGAGGTAATAGCCGAATCTAATAAAAAATTATTTAACGTAGTATCTACTTTCGCGGGAGGAGGAGGTTCTTCTTTAGGCTATAGATTAGCTGGAGGTAATATATTAGCTATTAACGAGTTCGTAGAAAGTGCTAGAGATACCTATAGAGCTAACTGGCGAGAGACTAAGATATATCCTAGCGATATAAGAGAACTAAAAGGAAGTACTATCTTAAACGATCTAAACTTAAAAGAAGGAGAGTTAGATATATTAGATGGCTCCCCGCCTTGCGCCTCCTTTTCCCTTTCGGGTAATAGAGAAAAAGATTGGGGTAAAGAAAAGAAGTATAGCGATAAGACGCAAACGACCGACGATTTATTCTTCGAGTACGCTAGACTAATAGACGAAATAAAACCTAAGACTTTTATAGCGGAAAACGTTAAAGGGCTACTTATAGGAAGTGCTAAGAATTTTTTCGGGAGTTCGCAGTTAGGTTTATTCGGAGGGCATAGCGATACGATATACCATACCCTTACTAACCTAGGTTATAAAGTATATTATAAAGTTTTAAACGCTAAGAATTACGGAGTACCGCAGTCTAGGGAAAGATTAATTATAGTAGGAGTAAGAAACGATATAAATATACCTTTTAAGTATCCTAAGGCTAACGATTATATATTTTCTTTACGAGAAGCTTTCGAGGGTTTAGAACATAGTAAAGAGGAATTAGAGGAGGTTAATATAGATAGGTTCGCTATATATAAAGAGGCTATTAAATTAGAAGAGGGGGGTCAGAGCGAAAAGTATTTTAACCTAATAAAGTCTAATAGTAAAAAGCCTTCGGGAACGCTAACGCAGACGGCGGGATCGGTAGGAGCAGCTTCGATAATACATTGGGATAATAGAAAGTTTACCGTAAAAGAAGCTAAAAGGATTATGTCTTTTCCCGACGATTATATCTTAAAGGGAACTTATAGAGAAAAAGTAGAAAGACTAGGGAGAGCCGTACCTCCTTTATTAATGAGTGCGGTAGCGAAACAAGTATATAATTTAATTTTAAAGAAATGGGAAAACAATTAAATATCTACGGAAACGTAGAGGAAGGAAGTCTCTTAAGAGATAATATAGATAAAATAATATCTATACTAGAAAAGTATAAAATAGATAGCGTAGATAAACTAGAAAATATATTTAAAGGTCAAGAGGGAGAGAGAACCGTTAAAAAATATCTTAATAACGAGATAGGAAACTACGGAATGCAGATAGACGACTTTAGAATAAATAGAGAGGGAAGATACCAGTTAAGCGAAATTAAAAGTCAGTATAAGGTAAATAGAGGAGATTATTACTCCCCTATAGAGGGTCACGGGTTACATCCTGCGCAAGTAGAGGCTAGGGTAAGACTTTCCGAAAAGTACGGCTGGACCCCTATGTTATATATAAACTGCCTAACCGATAAAGTTATATATTACGGAGATCTTAGAGAATTACTAAAAACGGAGACGCATACTTTTTCTAAGGGAGACTTTAGAAAAGAAAGAATACTTTTTAATATAAAATACTTTAATAAATCAGTACTTGGATCGGAATATTATAAATGAATTTTATTTACTAGCTTTACAGGATCTTTCGGAGGGAGCTTCTATAGAAGAGTTAGAAAAAACTATAAACTACTACGAGGCTTTAGAAGATTACGAGGCCTGCGAAGGTATTCTTAGAGCTATAAAAGAAGTAAAAAAAAGTACTATTAACGCTATAAAAGATAAAATTAATGAAATTAGAAGAGATAATAAAGATAGTAGAAGAAGAGACTAAATATAATTTAGTAAATAGAAATAGAAAAAGAGAGATAGTTTACTCTAGAGCTATATACTATAAACTAGCTAGAGTGCATACTAGGGAATCCTTAAGCTCTATAGCTAAGAAAGTAAAAAGAGATCACGCTACGGCTTTACATGGTTTAAAAGTATTCGACGAACAGATAAGCGTTTATAAAGACGCTATAGAATATCTTAAAGTATACGATAAACTAGATAGTCTTATTAGAAGATCTACGAATACTAGAGAGAAAGATATAAACCCTGGGCCGTATTATCGTAATAAATTCGCGAACGCTTTATTAGAACTAAGAGAAGAAAGAAAAACTAATAGGTTATTAAAAGAACAGTTACTAATTAACAGTTAAACCTTTTTTTTATTATATAATTAATAATAATATTTTTTAATTCTAATGGACGGAAGAAAAAATAACGGAGGGCATAAAACGGCGGGACGTAAATCTAAGTCAGAAGAGGTAGCTTTAGTAGAAAAGTTAACGCCCTTAGAACCTATCGCATTCGAAGCTTTAGAAGAAGGATTAAAGAATAAAGATTTTAAATTCGTGCAGTTATTTTATAATTACTACGCGGGTAAACCTAGAGAGACTAAGGATATAAATATATCCGAGGACTTACCTCTATTTATGGATTAAGAGATAACCTAAGCTCTTATCTGTAATTTTATATGCGGATAAAGAAAACCCCAGCTTTTTATAAATTAAAAGAACTAACCGAAAGAACTCGAGTAGTTAAAGGTGGTACCTCTGCGGGAAAAACTATCTGTATTCTAGCTATACTAATTAACGACGCGATTACTAACTCGGGAAAAGAAATAAGCGTAGTAGCGGAGTCTATACCAGCCGTCAGACGTGGTGCCTTAAAAGACTTCTTAAATATACTTAAAGGCCTTAATAGATATAAGGAAAACCAGTTTAATCGTAGTACCCTTAAATATACTTTTACTAATGGAAGCTATATCGAATTTTTTAGTACCGATCAGCCCGATAAATTACGAGGTTCTCGGAGAACTGATCTCTTTATTAATGAGTGCAATAATATTTCTTTTTCTAGTTACGGTGAATTATCTATACGAACGTCTGGGACTATCTGGCTAGATTATAACCCTTCCCATATATTCTGGGTAGATAAAGAAATAATAGGAGAGCCTGACGTAGATTATATAACCCTTACCTATAAAGATAACGACGCTTTAGCTCCTTCTATAGTAAAAGAAATAGAAAAGGCTAGAGAAAAGTCTAAGACTTCTACTTACTGGGCTAACTGGTGGCGAGTCTATGGTCTCGGAGAGCAGGGAACTCTTTCGGGTGCGTGTATTCCCGATTGGAAAGAAATAGATAGTATTCCCGAAGAAGCTAGACTTATAGGATATGGCATGGACTTCGGCTATTCGGTAGATCCGAGTACATTAATAGCTTTATATAAATGGAACGAAGCCTATATATTCGACGAGGTTCTATATAAAAAAGGAATGCTAAATAGAGATATAAGTCGCTACTTAGAAAGTAATAATATTAAAGAAAATATAATAGCTGATTCCGCAGAGCCTAAGAGTATCGCAGAATTAGTAAGTTACGGCCATAACGTCTTTCCCGTTTCTAAAGGAAGAGATAGCGTAGTATATGGTATAAACCTAATAAACCAAAACGAGATATATATAACTTCTAGAAGTAAGAACTTAAAGCGAGAGTTAGAAGGCTACGTTTGGGCTAAAGATAAAGACGGTAATACGTTACAGAAGCCTAGCGGAGCGCATCCTGACTGTATAGATGCGGCTAGATATATTCTAACCGATACTCTAGAGAACCCGAATAAGGGTGAATATTTTATTTATTAAATTTTTTTTATTAATAAATTGTTTATATATTTGAACTATTAAAACTAATAATTATGAGAGATTATAGAGAAATTAATACCGATAATTGGAGAAACGACTTTAGTACCGAGTACTATTTAATTAGAAAAGCTACTTCGAGAGAGCATAGAAAAAATAGCTTAAAGATAATAGGCTATTCGGCCTTATTTATAGTCCTTAGCTTTTTATCTATGTACGCTACTCTAGACTTAGCACTTTGGATATACTATGCGTAACCCTTCTATGCCTTGGTGTCTAGATAACGATATAAAGATATATCCTATCGTATGGAAAGAGGCTAGTCCCGAGAATCCGCCTAGATTAGCTATACAAGTAGACTATAAGGGTTTTAAAAGAACGGGAGATATTATTTGGAGTCAAAAGAATAAGAAAGAGAATTTAGAAATGTATAAAAGAATAGAAGATCTTTACGATTATTATTATAAAAGAGATAAAGAATAGTTTTTTTTCTTTTGGTTTAGTTGGTTAATTAGTTAGGAGTCGTAGAAATACGGCTCTTTTCTTTTTATACATATTTAAGAATAAGTTATTATTAATATATGAAGCTAGAAATAAACGTACCCGAGAATCTTAACGAGATTACTTTAGAGCAATACCAGAGATTCGATAAGATAAATACGGAAGAAAACCAAGATTCTAATTTCTTACTACATAAGAC